CACTATCTAATCTTGGTGGTATGGCAGCCGGCGGCGCAGCCAACATAGGTCAAATGTTATTAGCCGCTAATTTAGCAAAACGTGTTGGAATTATTGGGCCAGGCGCTGCTGCAGCTGCAGCTGGTGGTGGTGGTGCGGGTGCTGCGGGTGCTGCTGGGGCAACAGGGCTTGGAGCAGGTCTAATGAGTATGCTTACCGGTAAAGGTAAATTTAAAGCTACTGGCATTCTTGCCAAAGGATCTAAAGCAGCAAAGTTTGGGCGTGTTGGATTAGCTGCAGGTATCTACACGGGACTGGAAAAAGCACAGCAGTGGTTAAATAAAAAAGGTAATAAGTTACCTGGTTGGGCTAAATGGCTTGGCAACATGGCATTTGATATTGGTCAAGGCGGACTTACGGGATTAGCTGCTGGTGGAGTTCCGGGAGCATTTGCAGGAATGGCTGCAGGTGGAGTTGGAAACTTAGCAACTGGTGGCGTTAAAGACGGAGGCATGGGAGGTGGGGACGGAGGTTGTTCCCACGGATCAATGGGCTGTTCTCACGGAATGGGTGGCCCAGAAATGCCAACAAGTGGGAGCGTTGCGTCAACTGCTGTAAAACCAAAAGGAAATATTCTACAAATGCCTGTTCCTCCTGGAACAAAAGTAACTTCTCCTTATGGTCCTAGACCGGATGCAGCTAAAAGAAACCCAGGAATTAGTTCAAACCACTCAGGTATTGACTACGGCGTACCTGTAGGAACATCTATTGCTGCTGCAGGTGATGGAACAGTTTCTGAAACAGGAATGCACCGTCAATACGGACGATATTTAATTATTAAACATGCTGGCGGCAAGTCAACTATGTACGCTCACCTTAGTAAAATTCTTGTTAAAAAAGGCGACAAAGTTACTAGCGGGCAAGAAGTTGCAAAGTCTGGTGGAGCTAAAGGCTCTTCAGGAGCAGGAACCTCAACTGGTCCCCACCTTCACTTTGAGGTTAGAGACCATGGTGGTGTAGGTGCTCAAGGAAGAAAAGACCCTAGATCATTCTTTGGCAAAGCATTTCAATTTATTAAAAATATGGTTACTAGCGGAATTAACATAGGTAAGCGCGTAATTAATAGGGTATTTAATAAAGAGCTACCTTACTCAGATGTATCGGGAAGCGGAAGGCCTTTTACATTTAATTCAATATCTGACCTAAACTCCGCTGAGCTAGGCGCCTTAGTAAAAAGCAAAATAAGTTCTGGAAGTCCGGTAGGTTGGGACGACGTTAATAGTTACCTAGATAAGGGCGGCGGTAAAGTAGGTTTAGGTAAAAAACGAGGAACAGCAATCTTTAACTCAGAAGAGAACCCAGTTTCAGGAGATAGCGCCGGCATGACCGGGGGAAGCCGCAAAGGGTTAATGAGAATGCTTCATGCACAAGGTTTCCGAGGGGCGGCACTTCAAACTGCTTTTGCTGTTGCTTTGGCTGAGTCTGGTGGTAGGGCAGACGCGGTTGGTGATAAGCATTTAGTGTCTAAAAAATGGGGCCCTAGCTACGGTGCTTTCCAAATTAGATCTTTAAAAGATTGGAAAGCTTATAACGACCCTTATCGTGACGGCAGTAGATTAAAAAATGCAGAGTATAATATTGCCGCTGGCTATGAAAAAAGTAACCAAGGAAAGCATTGGAAAGGTTGGACAACCTTTACTAGCGGCACGTTTACTAAGTTCTTAGATGATGCCGCAACAACACAGAAAGCTGCAGGTATTGGTGGGGCAGACAATGGTATTGGTGGGTCTGAGAATATTGGATCTGCGCAGTCTATGTCTCTTGGGGCAACCACTGGCGCACAAGCTGTTAACAGCTCACGTAGTACGTCTAGCTTCTCTACAGCCTCAAAGCAAGACATAAACGTAACAATGCATGTTCAAATAGCCCAAGCAAGTAATGCTGAAGCTGAGGCTATGGTTAGGAAATTTAAAAAAGTGCTAGAAGACGAACTACGCTTAAATGGAATAGGGACATACTAATGACTTCAGCAGCTGACTTTTATTACACAGTTCAAGCGTATGAGTACTCAGATATAAGTCCTATAACCTACTCTGTTTCTGCAGCAGGCTCAAACTCAACGGCATCTGGTGGCCGAGAAACAGTTGACTTTTATTATAGTAATGAGTGGGTTTTAATACCTTCTGATGGAAAACAGGTAAACACACGAAATACTGTTCAATATAGAATTAGGGTCTATAAAAGAACTCCCCAACAAGGCAACCAATTGGCTATTAATTTTCTTGGCGATAACGAAGAAGGTGGCGTTAACGTAACTGCAACTGCCAACGCAAATTTTAAGGGAAAAATAACTGGAATAAAACAAGAACCAGAACGAAACGTAGGTGGAGGTTCTGGCACAGTATTTTGGTTTAATGTTACTTCTGACGTACAGACTACTGCTAAGCCAGTAATAAGTGTTAAGGTTGGATCATCTACGCCGCTGCCCGCTGATGCCGTTAATTATGACCGTAAAGGAAAAGTACCAGCTGTTAACTTTACTGTCGCAGCAACTAAGCCAACTAAACCTTTTAAATTAATTATTGATGCTATGTTTCCTGGAACTACGTGGGCAGTCCCAAGCCCCCCTCTAGCAGGAACTAGAACTTCGTACTATGACTACTCTGAAAAACCTAATGTGCCAGATTATCAATATAACATAGTTTACGATGCGTGTAAAAAACAATGGTTAGCTTTAAAAATACTATTTACGCAGGTTGCGGGTTACCCAGCGGGAACAGCTAGTAGTTGGATTTTATACAGATTTGACACGGCCGGAACATTAGTTGGCTCACCTGTAAAACAACCTAGTGAGAAATACGCTAAACAATTGCTTCTTAAAGCTAATTCTGCAAACTGTGAAGAGCCAGTAGCCCCTACCCCTGAACCACCAGAGGGTGGATTAACTATACCCAGCACAGATAGTATTACGTACAACCCACCTGCACATTATGTGTCTAGGGGTATATCCCATGGAATACGTGTCGCTGATTACGAAACTGCCATGCGTGAAAATAAAAGCATTGTTATTGATACCTTTAAAGCAAACTCGGTATTTAGTCAATTTGTAGATAGTAGAAATAACCTTGGCCGTATTTTTCAAAGCCAAGGAGCTGCAGAATCTTTAAACGTAGCCACTCAAACAAAGGGTAAAGTACCTATTTTTGGCTTTAAATTTATGTACAACCCTCAAAGCATTAACTATAGCATTCCTATGAATACCTCTATTGACTGGACCTTATCTACTCAAGACCCCGCAAACCTTATTGCTGGAAATATTGCCGTCAATTTTACTTTGTATTTAAATAGAATTGCCGATATGACTGAGTTAATGCCACTAAAAGCAGCGCCAACATTACACTCAAGAAACTACCCTAGACAGCTATCTAAAGAAGAAGTTGAGGGCATTTTACTGCGCGGTACTGAGTACGACCTTGAGTTTTTATATAGATCTGTTAATGGAAATAGAGATATGAAGGGTAACTCTTTGCTTACCTATGATGGAGAGTCTGCAGATAAAGGTTACATAACCGGCGTACCTCTTTGGTTTGTTCTTCACGATAATATGCGATATTATGGCTCTTTACAAAACATATCAGTAGACCACGTTGTCTTTACCGACAAAATGGTGCCGATGCTTTCAGTAGTCAGCATTAGTTTCTTGAGATACCCATCAGGTGCGGCTGTTGATGAGTTCTTAAAGGCTAAAAACAAAGAAGATGCTGCAATACCTGAAGTTGATCCAAACGCAAGTAAAACTGCAAGCACAGGGACGACAACGCCATGATTGATAGAGTATCTAGGTATTACGATGGACCTCTTGCCCAGGTTAAACATAAGTACACAAAAGAATACACTATTGCCGTATTTAGAAATTTTCCAGACGACGTTACCTATAAGTATGTTGACTACGTATGGAAAGACGGAGACTCGTTAGGAGAGCTTGCTAAAAACTTCATAGGTCACTCTAAATATTGGTGGCAAATTTTAGAGATTAATCAACTAATTTCTGACCCTTTTTCCATAGAACCCGGTACAGTAATAAGGATGCCATATGCTAAGTAATGGCCCTAGAAAATTTTTTCCTTGGGAATCTAGCGCTGAGTACAATTCGTACAAAGTTTCTTTTCCTAAAGCACCTGAATTTAAGCTTATATTAATAGGCGCAGAGTTGTATCAAGATAGGGATCAGCATGATCGCCTTATGCTGCATTTTAAAGGCAAGCCTTACTCTGACGGTACGGTCGTATCTTCAGGTGACCCAATTCAATTTACCTATAGTACAAATAATATAAAACAAAACTTTTATGGGTATGTGTACTCTGTTGAGCCTATAAATGAATCAGACGCTCAAAATACAAATATTTTATGCGTATCTGCGTCATACCTATTAAAAAATACAGACCAAAAAATTTATAAAAATGTTACCGCAGACCAAGTTGTTAAAAAAGTTGCCTCTAAATATGGGATGAAAGCTGTTACTCAAAGGCACCCTCGAGTGAGAAAAACTATAGTTCAAGCTGGACAAAGTGACTGGCAATTATTACGCCGCTTAGCTAAACAGACTGGATTTGCGCTAAGAGTTGAGGGCACAACAATTATATTTGTTTCTAAAAATAAAATTTATGCTAATAAAAAAGATCAAGCACCTTACTTTAACTATGTAGACAAAGAGCTTGGCGGGTCTGTTACTCGTCTTGAAAGAGCAATGGGTAGCATTATTTCTTTTGATCCAATAGTTTCAGATGAGTCTCCAGAACTGGGTTCAAGAGTAGACAGAATTATAACTGGGTATAATGAAAAAACAGGCACAATTATTGAAACAAAGCATGCGCTTAAAGACTTTCAATTTGAAGATAAAGGAATTGTTGTAGTAGAAGAAACTTCTGCAGACTTTAAAGCTTGGGAGGCCCTTCAATGACCTCTAAAAACTCTAGATTCTCTAAGGTAAACAAAAGTAATAGCGGATCTTCTAAAGCAGCTTTTACTAAGCATAATGTTTTTGAGGTAGCCACTACCCTTACTGAAAGTAAATATATTGCTAATGACTTTGCTGACGCTCAAAGATATGCATATAGAGCAAAAGTAAATTTAATTGGGGACTGCCTAGTTAAACCTTATGAGCCTATTTACTTAGATGGCTTGCCAGACGGAATGGATGGGTATTGGACAGTTCTTTCAGTTAAACACATATTTGGTGGAATTCCAGCAAAATATATGATGAAGCTGGAGGTCGGCACAGATATTTTAGGTCAAACTAATCCAGACGCTTATAAAGCCTTCTCAAAAAGGGACATATCTGGAGAACTTTCGGGACAAGCTATAACACCGGCTTTATCTACGCTCCAAGACTATTCTTTTGCAATAAATAACTCTACTTTAGAGCCTAACTACGGAGTCACGCCTCCAAGTTCTGTAGTCGTTAAGCCCTATAATGATCTGGGTCAAGATGTTGTTCCAGATTTTTCTATTATTAAACGCCCAGTTACTTGGGCTGCGAATGAGAGGGTTAGTTAATGATTATAAATGATCAAGACTATGGAATGGATCCTACAGGTCGATTTAGGTTTTTTGGTATATATGAGGCTAAAGTAGTAGACATAGAAGATCCTTTAAGAAAGAATAGAATTAAAGTAAAGATACAGCAGTCTACTGGTCAAGAAATTTCTGGCTGGGCTCGGTCTTGCCAGCCAATAACAAATATGGCAAATCACCCCGACCACCTTCCTCATTTAGCTTCTGAAGTGGCGGCCCTGTTGTTAGGCCACGGAAACCATAGCGCTACATTTACTACCTCTACTGAAGGAGACCCGGCCCATGCTCACAGCGTGACCGTTACTTTTTCCCATACAAACAATCATGCTGGAAAAACTCCTGATACAACCCATCAATTGACCCATAAGCACGATACAATAGAAAATACTACTCAACGATGGAATGATGCTCAAGAACAAGACTTAACGCCTAAG